CTAACAGCATCAGACGTCCCCTGCACCAACCAACGGTACAGGACCTTGCGGGGAAACTTTAAGGAGGCTTGCCAGCCTAATTGATGGGTCGCTAGGGCGTTATCCATCAACCTCATCTCGGCCACGATCGGACGCATCGACAGAGTCCGTCCGGTCGGGCTGAGGTGTGTCCAAACAGAGCCCGTAAGCGGCATTTACTAGCCGACAACGAGCGATCTGCTGGAACACGTTTGGATCGGCACGAGGCAAGATAGCCTGCGCTGACTGCGACAGCACAGCAACATGGCCCTCACGCGTGCGATAACGCAAACCATGAGTGGTCACGTGGACAGATGCGCTGTCAAAGAATCCAGTCGTGTCGAACACATAAACGTGGTCGACAGACAAGTAATCAGCTACACGCCGTGCGAGTTCTAATTGAACACGCAGGCACTCAGTAGCAAGCATTGAGCTATAAGAACCTCTAGGACGCATAGTGTGGAGCAGTCTGCGACTGATTACCAGTAACCACACTGAAATAAAGACGAAATACAACGCTAAGGCGCTTGGCATGTCGAAATCGTTAAATTTCTAGCGCCTAGAGATTGCGCCTCCCTACTTAGCATCGTAGAAAATGTCACCATCTCGGGCCACTGGATTGCCAAAGAAATCAGAGACCTTGCCTCCAAGCCAATTCCAAGCAGGCTTGATGAGGGGCTTGGCAATGTTGTAAACAGTGCCGACGCCAGGCAGCATTGAGATCGCGGAATCCAAGAGATCACCAAGCCAACCCCAATCATTGTAAGCAGCAGGATACGCATGAGGCATAAGGTTGCGCAATCGATCAGCAGCATCAAGTGCAATCTGATCATAGGTCGGCTCGTGTCTGGTGAAGTTAGCCAGAACTGACCCAGATGTGGGCACGTACTGGAGAACGGTACGCACCTTAAGTTTGAGGGAAAATTTCGGAGACACACCCTCAAGCCACACCACACCAGTGTTAAACAACGGGGCAACATCATCAGCAACGTTGAGATGACTAATTGCATGTTGGGGCCCATCAGGTTCGTGGCTAGCAGCCACCGGGTCGAGGCAGCCTCTCTTGAGCATGGCGCCATATACTGCAATAGCCCTAGGTTGGGGTGGGTGGAAAGGGTTATCTCGCGATGAGGAAAGAATGGGCATATAAAAGCCATCGGTGGCCTTGGACTGGTAAGCCTGATGATACGTCTCTGTGAGGGATGACGGCGTACAATTGTCGCCATCAAGAGGGAAAATGTACCTAGGCATGGACGCAACAACCTGAGTGGCAGACTTGACATTCTTGACTGTGCCGTCGCTATTCACCTCAATGGAGCGCACGGCGTCAGACTGTATTGACTGAGATTGTATAGAACCTTCAGCCAGGTACTGACACGCCGTTACGAAACCCTGAGTCTCAAGAGCAGGGGCGGAGAAGATACCGGTCACACCGCGAGACAAGAGGCGGTAGCCCCTGGCAGCAGACAAATGCTTATCAACGTTAGGCAGATAAACAAATGACTGCAGGTAGCCAGGTTCGTCGCCGTTGTCAAACCGGGATCCGTCGTTAGCATAAGCACTCCAATTGGGGAATCGTTGAGGGAAATTGGGAGTTAGCACGGTCAGTGAGAATTCTGTGGGAGTGTGAGGATACAAACGCAACACAACGACGTTGCGCAACATGGGCAAAGCGAGGACGCACAGTGTAATGTCAGAGTGCGTCCAAGCATCAACCTTAGCATAAGATTTATCGTCCATCATAACCGGGGCTTCATTGGCACTACTGCCAGTACAATAGATAGCGTCCTTAGGAGGGAAAGTGACGTTAAATGTGTTGGAGTAATCGGCTATACACGTAGTCACAGCCGAACCGTCGGGGTAGCCAGTGACACTAGTAGTACTAGGACCCATGGGGTTCAAATACTGCCGTAACCAGGCGAGACCCGCAGCTGATATGGCAGGAGCCCGTCTGGTAAGTCTGGACACAGTGCGCCGATTGATAGAAGAAGGCTGGACAGAAACAGGCCCAGCCATGGACATCGCGGCGCGACGACGGCGCCTGGTGCGACGCCGCTGCGCCACGCGACCAGCGGCAGGCAATACTTTGGGTGCACGAGTTGTGCGAGTAGTTGTAGTAACAGCAGATAGTTGACTCATATCGAATAATTTTCTAACACCTACGCGTAAAGAACAGACTTGAACTCACCCAGCAAACCAGTATTTATCCCGTCGAGATCAACGTCACGCTTGAGGTACACGTACTCCTTAGGCACGTACTTGAGACTTAACAAGTACCGCTCATAACGCTGCTGGAGTGCGGGAGACACGCCAGTACGCACAGCAAAAGCGGCTCGCATGGCAGGAGTCGGCTGACTATGCACGGGCTCATAACTGAATGGAAAATAAACAACCCAGGGGGCAACACGACGAATTGTCGCAGTAAGTCTGTTTCGGTTACGTGGATTCATGAGTCTACTGCTCACAACCCGCAAAATATGCCTGCAGAAGGCAGTAACGATTGGCGTGGACGGATTGAGATTAAGCAAACTAAGGGCTTTAGCCACTATTAAGTTGTTAGGTTTGCCGTCTGCGCAACAAACATGTATCTTGGACAACGTGCGGATAGGGTCGGAGTACATGTGGAGACGCCCACCGTCATCCAATAGGTACATCCCGCAAAACGAACAATCATCAATGTGATCGTATCGATCGATTTTGAGCATAAAGCCCAAATCCGGAATTATTTCTATCTCGCCACCAATGGCATCAGCACACCCTATAATGCCATCATCACCCTCGCAATAAAACGCGCAATCCTTGTCATATGTGACCAACCATGTTAGGAACGCATTTAACATACCATTTCCTACAGAGGTATGAGGGTCCCCACTGCACCGTGAACCAGGCAGCGTGTAGGTTATGCCATACTCGCTGAACCCGGAAGTAACGAGCGTGGCGACCAGGGTCTGCCAAAACATAGGGTGGTCAGAAGGAGGATAAACAAGTGATACCCAAGCGTGCTCAAATTGGGACAGGACCTCTGCGCTAATAGACAAGTCGAAACGCGAATAATCAATTTCATAATAATTGGACCAGCCGAGAAGATTAGACATCTTGCGTGAACGGTTAGGAATATCACAACCCTTAATCAAGAAGGGTAGACTGGCGGCGGAATGTTCTATAGCCGAGAAATATGGCCCAAGTGTTGACAACGTGGCGTCATTGCGGGGTGAAATGTTACGCGGGTCTGAGCATTTCGACATGGGTTCAACCTTAATAAAGTTACGGACTTTCGTATGGGCTGTCTGCACGAGCGTGCTGCCCCGCAACCTCTCGTAGGCAAGCCTCAACTCCTTTTGTCTTGCCAGAGGGTACCGCGATACCCATGAATCCAATGTCAAAGGTGTCGTATCCTTTAATTCTTTCTCGAGGGCCACAGAATAAAAGACTGCGGCGAGCTTCTGTAACGGGCTGAGTTGTAGGTATTTCGCGCATAAATCGTGATAAGGACAACAACGTTGACTCGACAAACGATGAGGTGGCGGCGCCAGATAAAGTGCTAAATATTCCGTCGATAGACCAGCCGAGGAGGCGTAGTTGCGAAGCACTAAACCGTTTAGATATAGTCTCTCCCAAAGTTGGATCAACAACGTGGGTGATATCCTCACCTCCCACCGCGTGTGCATGGAAGAGAGTAGGTATCGACTCATTCTGCTCACACACAGACATGAAGAAATGAGGTCCGCACGAGGCAGTTGGGTCGGGGCAGAGGTTGTAAGTGGTTCTCTTTGGATGAGGAAAGTCGTTTTCGTTGTCAGTAATGGAGTCACGGTTAGCAGATCGACGGGACTTGCGCCCTGCTTTGCTTTTGTTAGGACGTACTCCAGCACCTCTGTCCGACGTTGTGCTCGTGGGGACAACATACTCAGGAACGAGGTCGGAGACGTCGTCGAGTAATAAGCTCGATCCCTCCGAAGAGGAGTAACTAAGTAGGGGTGAGGGAGTGGTACAGGGCGCAGCACTCGAGTAACCAGACTGGATATCATATTCGTTATGGTTTTCGCTGGCACCCTCGGGAGACTGGCCAAGATCGGGGGCACCAACAACCGTGGCCTCAGCACGAAATCGCTCCAAGTTAAAGACAGTGGGATTGCGCCCAAATAACCGCAACCTGAACGGGGAAGTCACCATATCATAAGTTGGAAGATGTATGGTGGCCCAATTCCATGGGGCGGCCTTCGAGCCAAAGAACCTGTGCAACGCGTCGAGCACATATGAGGTAAGTGCCAATGGCATCATGTGGTTAACCTTAACTAAAACCCACGACAGGCAGTAGGCAGTCCAAGATGACGGGGCTGCAGATAAACGGGAGAAACCGAAAGTTCTCAAACTAGCATCATCACACAAGTGTATAATAAAGTCCAGCATGAGAGTGTCACGAGCATCAGAAAAACCAATGGCACGACAACGATTCTGATAATAAGATCGCAGGCTGTCGTAAAATCGATCATCACGTACCGAGCGGCAGAATGTAGCAGCACAATAGTCGGCGAGCGATCGTGGCACCGCGACACCAAATACGTGGTAATGGGTGGCATCAGCGGTGTAACTAACAAACCGCTTCTCATGAGGTGAGTAATAGTGCTGATCACCGCTAGTAGACCTCCGGAGCGCCGCCGGATCATCGTGACTGTAGGTACCCGAAGCAGGGAAAGCGTAATACAGTGTAGAGTCGAACAACCGTCCAACTCTGTAATACTTAAACGCTCCCGTTGATGCAACAACAACACCCTCATCCGACCAATGGTAATAGGGGTGAGGCCCATAGGTGGGGCCATCTTTAACACTGGTCGTTACCAGACCTCCGGCAACACGAGAAGAAGCCTCGGCAACAGACAAAGTGTCCACAGCGGAATAGTCATGGTTAACGATGAAGGTTGGGCCAGTCACCACGGCGGCAAGTTGGTCAAGGCTCAAATAGTAATCAACATGGCTAATCAATGACGCAGGCAATTCAAATCGCTCAGGGCAGACGGACGGATGGCGGCAGCAGTTGTTGTTACGCTGGTCACATTCAGGAACAAAAGACCCATCCAGAACCACGGGGGCGCACCGATGTAGACGGTGGGCAATGTCATTCCATCGCCCAGGAGAAGATGACAGCAAACGTAATCGGCGAAAATAGCGCAACAACTGATCTATAGCCCAAGACTCGACAACACGACGCTGGAAATTAAGGCAAGAGTGACCCCGGGAGACAGGAGCCAGGATTGAGCCCATTGCCTCCTCGAACTCGGAGCGAAGCTCCGAAATGCTGTAGCCCCGGACACGGTTGCGAATGCGGACAATACGAACGCGACTAGAACAAATTATAGCAGAAAAACAGCCAATAAGGACGACTATGGAGGTCAATTGGATCCAAATTATCTGATAGTACATGTAGGCCCTGACGGCCGTGTCGGCAACTGTACGTAGACCGTCAGTAATAGACACATTGGCGATTTCAAGTCGGCCCAACAGATCGCCAACACGATCAACTGTAGACTCATACTGGTTCATAAGCCATGACAAAGGGTGGACAATAGGGACGGGCCTGGAAGCAAAACAATACCAAGGTGCACGATACTTATGCACACGCACGCCGGCAGCGAAGGCAGCAACCCGATGCCTATAAACAAAATCGTTGTAAGCGCTCGCCGCTGCATACTCGTAACTACACATGGTATTATACTCGTCAATAACGTCCTCAATCCAGTGGGACACAGGAGGAACTTGACATACGCCAAACAAAGCGATCGATATAATGAAGGCAACCTTCATGGTGTGTGGGATGACCTGCGGCCAATTACCAGTAACCACACAAATCGATGCTAGGAAGTAGGAGACGCA